AATAATAAAAACAATAAGTTAACTATGTTGTCCCTCCTAAGAACCTCTGAGTTAACAGAGAAAACAATAATAAAAACAATAAGTTAACTATGTTGTCCCTCCTAAGAACCTCTGAGTTAACAGAGAAAACAATAATAAAAACAATAAGTTAACTATGTTGTCCCTCCTAAGAACCTCTGAGTTAACAGAGAAGTTAATTTAAAAACAACTTTCATAGAACAAAATTCTTAAAACACTAATTCTCTTGATAATCTTAAATCCTATAGTCCTTACGGTTTTGTCGAGATCAACCTCGGACTAGTGATTTTGTCGAGATCAACCTAAGAACAATGTTTAAGTATTTCACATTAAACTAATTCAGATTATACCTTATTTCATGTATTTTTTCATAATCGAACCAGGAAGGCCCCAAAGACGCTTTAACCTATCGTGAGCCCATTGGAACTCAAAGTAATTTCTAAATATGGTTTACGGCCCAGCAAATGGCATTGTCATAGGCAGCCGACCAATCAAACGCGCGCCATCTTCGCCAAGGCAATTCTATAATTAAAAATAAAAATGGCGAATCCGCAGACTCGCCATAAGAAAGATTGTTAATACCAAATTACATAAGCTGGCATAGGGACTTTCATAACTCCCTTAAAAACTATATATTATTTTAAGTACGGATTTTTTGGACCTAGGTTTACGCGATTTTCAACAATATTAATTAAATTTTTTGCAGATTCAGTTTCAGATAAATTAAGTTTCTTTTTTAATGAATTTAGAGCATCTTGTGTCGGCTTATCTAATTTGCCGGTTAATTCTAATGGTTTTAGTAAAAATATTTCACCATTCATAGCCAATTCATTTAATTGTTCTTGTGTTTTAACGGGAAATGATTGTGGTGCTGGTTCTGGTGCTGGTGCTGGTGCTGGTGCTGGTGCTTTTGGTGCAGTTTGATCGGGGATAGATTTTGATGATTCTGATTCGTACGGTAAATTGGCCACGTTTCTATAGAAGTTTGCGATACCACCATCAACTCGATCTAACGCGTCTTTTACCGTCTTAACATCTAATTGCATAGAAGCCGGCACTTTTAATAGTAATGAATTGGTTGATGATACAAACCGTTTAAGATCTTGTGATGCTTCGTCTAATTCTGATCGTCCCATAAGATATCGTGATTGCATATATTTTTCGAAAGAGCGCGCATAGTCTTTTAAGCTTTGAGCCTCCGGAACGCTTTTTTGCTCTGCATCTTCCCATTTTGTAGACAAGTTATTAAGCCTTATCGATAATTCTTGTAATAATTGGCCTAAATTATCACCTGGAAATGTCATTGGGCTTTCCTGAGCGATAGCTTTTAGGAAGTTAGAACGATTTCCATAAGACGCTAATCGATAAAACAATTCTACTTTCTCAGTCAATTTCTTATTTTTCATGATTCCTTGTCCATAAGTAATGTCAAAATGCCTAACTTAAATGTTAAAATATTGCTCTGATTATTTAATTAATTGATCCCAGTGAAGGTTTTCAACGATATATGACGCTCCCGGTGGCCCAAAATTATTTTTCAATATGCTGGAAATCCCAAGCTTGACAAAGATAACCAAAGAAGCTACGTTCCTATTTGTTATATTAAAAAAATCTCTTAGCACTAATATTCTAAGATTTTGTAATTTTATTATTTCCGGATAATTTGGGTCAGCAGAAAATCGATCATCAAACTCTTGACCAGAGATAGTTTCATGGATATATAACTGCTGTTCTAGTTTTTTCTGGATACCTGGGCTTACATTGTTGGAAAATATTAGGCCTGATGGTAATGGGATCATGAAGATATATGTTTTCATGCCGTTAATACTTCAATGTTAAATAAAGGGAGATGTTTATGAATTTTAAAAACAATGAAAATATATTTGATTTAATTGAATCATTACATGATAGGATAAATCTAATTGAAAAAGAAATAGATCCACCATTTTTTCATTTTGCATTGCGAGAAGACTTAAAAGATGATTTAAGATTTATTCCGACTAAAGGTGAACCACTAGCAACAGGGTATGATGTTAGAGCGGCACAATTAGATAGAAACCCAATTATTATTAAGGCTGGTCAATATGCTAAAGTGCCATTAGGGTTTCGATCATATTGTCCAGATGGATGGTATTATCAGCTACATCCACGAAGCAGCTCGTTTGCAAAAAAATACATGCATAACCTGATCGGAATTATTGATGAATCATGGGAAGGGATAACAACTTTGGTTGCTCAATATCTTCCAGACGTATGTTCTTTAGGAAAAGACTTAGTTATTAATTTTGGTGATCCGATTGCTCAAATTATTCCAGTTAAACGATTAGATGTAACAGTAATTCCATTAAGCAATCAGCAGTATGATGAAAAGTGTATTAGAAGAAATGCCGTAAGGAAAACCGGCGGATTCGGCTCTACATCAGAAGGTAAATAATGAATTCTAAAGATAAAGAATGTTGGGTTCAAACATTTTCTGGAAAAAAAATATTTCCATTAAATCCCGAGCCTGATAAAATAGATATATATGATATGGCTCATTCATTATCTAATTTATGTAGATTTAATGGCCATTGTTTAGTATTTTATTCCATAGCTCAACATTCTGTATTAGTCTCAGATATATGCAAAAAGAAATATAAATTAAAAGGTTTATTGCATGACTGTAGTGAAGCTATTTTAAGCGATATAGCTAGTCCATTAAAAAAAACATCCATATTTGAACAGTATAGATTATGTGAAAAAAAATATCAGGCGGCAATTTATAAAAAATATGGATTAAGTGAAGATGAGCCTGACGAAGTTAAATTAGCAGATTTAATTGCCTTATCTACTGAAGCAAGAGATTTATTAGCAGTAATTCATCCTGAATGGGCAGAATATTTAAATCAATATAGCCCAATGCCAAATAAAATAACACCATTGCCACCAAAACAAGCAAAAGAATTATTTCTAAAAAGATTTAACGAATTAATAAAATGAAAAATGAATTAGAAATAGACAAATACGGAGATAAGTTTTGGTATAAAAACGGCAAACGACATCGAGAAGATGGTCCTGCTATTGAATATGCCAATGGAGATAAGGTTTGGTTTAAAAACGGCAAACTACATCGAGAAGATGGTCCTGCTGTTGAAGATGTCAATAGAGATAAGTCTTGGTATAAAAACGGCAAACTACATCGAGAAGATGGTCCTGCTTGTGAATATGCCAATGGAAATAAGTTTTGGTATAAAAATGGCAAATGTCATCGAGAAGATGGTCCTGCTATTGAATATGCCAATGGAGATAAGTTTTGGTTTATAAACGGCAAACAACATCGAGAAGATGGTCCTGCCCTTGAAGAAAAGAATGGAACATACTTTGAATATTGGCTTGATGGAAAACAATTAAATTTTCCGAATGATATTAGATTGACAAAAGACCAGATGGAATTATATATTGCTTTCATGTGAGGATGAAAAATGAAAAAAGAAAAAAATATAATTAAAAAGAAAATGTATTATGATGTGCATATTACAGCTCAATTACCGGCAACACTAATATATCGTATTTTTGCCGAATCACCAGAAGAGGCCGCTGAAATGACAAAGAACGCTCATCCAAATGGTGTTAAATACAAATTAGTTGGAAGGAAAGATATAAAGCTAACCGTATATGATGCTGGATGCTCCATGATAAAGCTAGTTAAAAATCTTGTAGGTATATTGCGATGAGTAGTGTTTTTAATAGAAATCTTATAATAATTGAAACGGCAAATGGTAATGGTGTCAATACATTGGTTGATGTCCCGGCAAAAACAATTATATTTGAATTTAAAGGTGATTTTTTTACACGAGATACTTTAAAACATGACCAATCATATACTTTGCAAATTGGGAAAAATAAGTTTCTTGGCCCGTCAGGAGGATTTGATGACTATATTAATCACAGCTGCAATCCAAACTGCGGCCTTGTGATTGTTGGCTCTAGAGCATTCTTATTGTCACTTTATGTTATTAAAGCAGATACGGAAATAACATTTGATTATTCAACATCATCAAATGATACGCTTGAACAATGGCAAATGAATTGTAAATGTGGCCAATTTTGTTGTCGCAAAATTATTAGCGGTTATCAATATCTGAACAAAACAATTAAAGAAAAATATCAAAAACTTGATGTTGTTCCATCCTATATAATAAAAGAGCATGGTTAGATGATATTGACCGATATATCTAATTTTAAACAATTTTCGCATGTAGCCAATAATCGCCTTAATAAGTATACTAAAAATGAACAATATTTCTCTAAAATTAACTCAGAAGACAAAGCGTATTTTTTAGGATGGATTGCCTCGGATGGACATATAAGACGAAAAAGGTTTACTATTAAATTAAAATATGATGATAGTTATGTTCTTGAAGTTTTTAGTAAGTCATTAAGTTCTAATTTGCCAGTTCATTGTAAAAAATATAATAATAAAGAATGGGGCATATTAGACGTTAGCTCAATTGCCATGACAAAAGATATAATTAAAGCGTTGTCAATATCTTTTGGAAAAAAAGATTCTACTATATCTATGCCTAAATTAAACAATAAACTTAAATGGTGCTTTCTTAGAGGGTTGTTTGAGGGGGATGGCCATATACGTAAGTTTAATAATAAAATTAAAAGACCACGTATAATAATTTCATCTGTTTCAAATCAAATGAAGATTGATATTAAAAATTTTTGTAATTTGTTTGGAATAGATAGCTGTATACCAAAAAATAATAAATCCATTCAAATTAGCGGTAGACACTCCATTAAATTCATTGGTTATGTCTATGATAAATGCAATGACCTAAAATTAGAAAGAAAATATAACGAGTGCATGAGCTGGATAAATAACTGGAAACCAAAAACGCGCAAACTAAATATTGAAATTGCCGATGAAATACGATTATTAAAATCATCTGGAATTAAAATAAAAAATCTTAGCAAAATGTTTCACGTAAATAATTCTTCCATACATAACATATTAAATAATAAATCATACAAACCCAAGGAGCTTAGTTAACATATGCTGCATTTTTATGTGCTGGATTTAGAGACGACCGGTTTAAATTCCCAGTTGAATGAAATTACCGAAATATCAATAATTAGATGTTCCGATAAAGTTCAATTAACGGAAATGGTAAAATGCGATTATCCAGAAAGGGCTAGTTATGACGCCCTCAGATTAACAAATAAAACAATTGATGATTTGAAAAAAGGGCTTTCAAAATCTGATGTCATAAATAAAGTTAATCGTTTTTTTGAGCAAGATGGTCAGGCCCCAAATGCAAGATGTATCATTGGACATAACATAATATCATTCGATAAACGTTTTTTGCATAATCTATGGGGATCAAAAGATAAAGAGTTTCCTGCAGACCTGTATTTAGATACCATTAAGATGACCCAAGAATATCTTAAATCGCCAATTGGTCAACAAACGCAATTAATTAAAACCGCAACTGGTAGAACAGCCGTAAATCTTCATGCCTGCTGCGATATGATGAAAATTAGAAAATTTGCTGAAAAACACTCTGCTATTTCTGATACCCGCAATACTTACCTTTTATGGAATGATTTGATTAAAAATAAAGGCGTCGATCATTTGCCATTGATAAAAAATCATCCGCATAGAACACCAAAAGAAGAAGATAATTCAGAGTTCGATGCCCAGGAATAAAGCTTTAGGAATTGAACGATTATATGATAGGATATATAAAAAAATATTATTAGTAGAGTCTTATTCAAGATACGAAAATCTTAGCGATATCATCAGATTATGCCGATTAAAACCATCAATAATGCTAAAGTCCAAACGCTTGCCAACAAATTATAAACTTGATAATAAGTGGTTTGATGAGTTCGGTAATTCTCTTAATATTTCTGAAGATAAAAAAGTAAGTATAATTTTTGATGATTTAAGTATAGATAGAAAAAGAATTATTTGCACCGACTTATATCATAATTTACCTATTTATAAAATTGCAAAAATAAGTAAATTATTATATGTGGCATTAGGAAAAGATGAGGATATATTTACAGATAATATCGTTTTCGCACTCTTGGGTATTGATAATTTTTTAAGAACTTATTACGTTTATAATAATAAAATTAATATATGCTCACCGCTTAATCTTGGACTTGAGACTTTAACACTTATTGTGCAGAATAAAAATGTTCAGTTTTTTATTGAGCAAAAAATCGAAGGGTTTGTTATGTTCCCTTGTCAAAAACAAAAGGGGTGGCTAACTGTATATCCGCCTCACGAAATGGTTATGGAAATTATAAATCGTGAAAGTGGTTTAATTAACAAAATATTAAAAGGAGGATAATTTATATGGCGGATATGTTAGAATTTGAGGGAGAGGTCGTAGATTCATCTAAGGGGCTGTTTAATGTAAAGGTTAGCGATTCTCATGTTATAACGTGTACACTTGCTGGCCGTATTAGAATGAACAGCGTTAAAATATTAATCGGTGATAAAGTAAAAGTTGAAATCTCTCCATATGATACAACAAAAGGACGAATTGTTTATAGAAAACGAGAGTAGATGGGGATTCTGAATAAAACAAATATTTTCATACAAAAGGCTAATGTTATTCACCAGTCAAAATGGAATTATAATAAAACTATTTATGTTAGCGCAAAAACAAAAGTAATAATAACATGTGATATTCATGGTGATTATTCCCAAACTCCACATAATCATCTACAAGGTCAAGGTTGTCCAAAATGCGCTGGAGTTGCAAAAAAAGACACAGATCAATTTATAAAAGAAGCTGTTAAAAAATATGGAGATAAATGGATTTATACAAAAGTTAATTATGTTAATTCTAAAACTAAAGTAATCATAATTTGTCCTATTCATGGTGATTTTATACAAACTCCACATAATCATCTACAAGGTCAAGGTTGTCCAAAATGCGCTGGAGTTGCAAAAAAAGACACAGATCAATTTATAAAAGAAGCTGTTAAAAAATATGGAGATAAATGGATTTATACAGAAGTAAATTATATTAGTGCCATTATAAAGGTAACGATAACTTGTTCTATTCATGGTGATTTTGAACAAACTCCAAATAGTCATCTGCAAGGCCAAGGTTGTCCAAAATGTGCTATATACGCAAAGACAAAATATGCCGAACAATTTATAAAAGAAGCCATTGGAAAGCATGGAGATAAATGGATTTATACAGAAGTTGATTATATTAATGCCTATACAAAAGTAACGATAACATGCCCTGTTCATGGTGATTTTGAACAAACTCCACATAATCATCTACAAGGTCGTGGCTGTCCAAAATGCACCCATATTATCTCTAAACCTGAAACTATATGGATTGATTCTTTAAACATAGATCCAAAATATCGTCAAGCAAAAATAAAGATTGGTAAAAAATATATAAAGGCTGATGCTTATATTCCAGAAACAAATACAGTTTATGAGTTTCATGGTAATTATTGGCATGGAAATCCAAGAATATATAAATCGAAAGATATTAATAAAACAAATAACAAAACCTTTGGCGAATTATATAAAAAACATTAGACCGCGAAAGGTTAATTAAAGATGCCGGATATAATTTAGTAATAATGTGGGAAGATGTTTTTTTAAAAAATAACGGGTAATTAATATAGAAAACTAGACTAATCTATTTTGTAGGTTTTAAATCCAATTATTCTATATAACGTAGGTTTACTTATATTATATATTTGACAAATTTCTTTTGGCGATTTCGTTTTATTTTTAAATATATGTCTAATTTCGGCCGCTTGCACATTGCTTAATTTGGCATTTGGCCGATCTTCTCCCTTTAATTTTGAAAGAGATTTTAATACATTTTCGCTAATTATTTTTCTTTGCTCATATGTTTTTTTGGTCCCTTTCATTGAATTGCTTTTGCCCAATTTAGCCATACTTATTTTTAGTTTAGCCACACCCGTTTGTTTTTTCCCAAACATAGCATTTTTTTCACCAGATCTATCTATACTATATTGTTTTTTAGTTTCAATACTATGTTTACGCCCTAGCACTGGAACTCTTCTTTTTTGTGCGGCCCTAAGTTTTTCCCGAGTTTCTTTTGTGGGGTGAGTTCCATACAAAGGGTGACTGACTCCGGATCCAAGCCCTTCCCCTCCAGACGTTTCATTGTATCCTAATTGTTTTTTATTAGACCCAAAAAATTCTATCCAAAATTTCTCGGCATCATAACTATCTACCTCATTATCAAATCTCTCAATGTCAAAAAATATAAAATTATCGGCTCCGTATTTTGATAAAGCACAATGAATAGCTCTAAACCCTCTGCCATATTTTTCTTTTCCGCCAAACGCAACCTTTTTGTGCTCGCTCCATCTTCGAGTTAAATTATTGGTTTTGCCGATGTATAATTTATTATTTAATTTATTTTGAATTAAGTAAACATAAAACATTTTAATAATATCTCTACATGCTATATAACAATCAGATATGGTAAATGACTTAACACAAACGGTAAAATTCATACAAAAAGCAAATACTGTTCATCCATTAAAAAAATATGGTTATACAAAAGTTAATTATGTTCATTCTAAAACTAAAGTAATCATAATTTGCCCTATTCATGGTGATTTTGAACAAACTCCAAATAGTCATCTGCAAGGTAAAGGCTGTCCAGAATGTGCTATATACACAAAGACAAAAGATGCCGAACAATTTATAAAAGAAGCCATTGGAAAGTATGGAGATAAATGTAGTTATACAAAAGTTGATTATAAAAATAACTATACGAAAGTAACGATAACATGTCGTATTCATGGTGATTTTGAACAAACTCCAAGTAGCCATCTGAAAGGGCGGAGCTGCTCAGAATGTGCTGGAAATGTAAAAAAAGATACAGAGCAATTTATAAAAGAAGCCATTGGAAAGTATGGAGATAAATGGATTTATACAAAAGTTAATTATATTAATGCCTATACAAAAGTAATAATGATATGCCGTATTCATGGTGATTTTGAACAAACTCCAAGTAATCATCTGCAAGGCCAAGGTTGTCCAGAATGTGCTATATACGCAAAGACAAAAGATGCCGAACAATTTATAAAAGAAGCCATTGGAAAGTATGGAGATAAATGTAGTTATACAAAAGTTGATTATAAAAATAACTATACGAAAGTAACGATAACATGTCGTATTCATGGTGATTTTAAACAAATTCCAATTGATCATCTGCGAGGTCATGGTTGTCCAAAATGCACCCATATTATTTCCAAATCAGAAACCATATGGCTTGACTCATTAAATATCGAGCCAAAATATCGGCAGGCAAAAATAAAGATTGGTAAAAAAAATATAAGAGCCGATGCTTATGTTCCAGAGACAAATACAGTTTATGAATTTCATGGTAAGTTTTGGCATGGTTCCCCTAAACACTTTAATCAAAATGATATTAATCCAAGAACAAAAACAACCTATGGCGAATTATACAAAAAAACATTAGATAGAGAAAATCTAATAAAAAATGCTGGATACGAATTAATTGTTAAATGGGAAGGAGATTAAAATTAAATATTTATTTTATTTAGGAAATCATATAGCCGATTCAATAACATTATTTTACCAGATGATGAAGATGTCGGCTTATTTTGTAAAGCTATCATTTCCGTTGGCCGTTTTTCTGGTATATCTTTCGATTTAACATCTTGCTTACCATCATAGTTATAAGCGATGTTGTGTAGCACTCCGCCATCAGTAACAAAATGTGAATATTCTGGATTTTGCAATATATCTCTTATCAAATCAATAGGTTTACCGTTTAACTTTGCTTGACGATCTACTAATCGTACACCAGAACTATAATCGTTATAATCCTCTATATGAGGAGACGCGGCGCCTGGTTGTAGAGGTCTTCCATCTATTTCGTGCATACCATGAATCCCAAGTTTGCCCGGAGCTATGTCATTAGAAAGGACTATATCTTTTTTACTACCTGCAACAAGTTCTCCAGGCACATGCCCACGTTCTTTTAATTGCTGTTGAATGATTTGATTATGATGCTCAAAAGTATCTGTATCCGTCATTTTTCCACTAAGAAATTGTTGAACAGAATAAGTTTTGCCACCTATAGTTTGAGGTGCCCCTGATAATGGTTTTGGCGGCAATTTTGTTTTTGCCGATTTCCATATCTGATCTGACATTTTTGTAGTTGGCAATATACACCCAAAAGCATCTGCCACTTTCTGAGCTGCTGGACCGCCTAGAGGAGTTCGCACATAATCGATATCGTCTCCAACCGCTATATAGTCAGAAAGCACGTTATAAACCAACGTAGAGCCGCCTTCAGATATTGTTATAGGTATTAGGGAGCGAAGAAAGTTTGGAAAATTGCCACGAATAATCTCGTTAGAAATTAAATCATCACGATTTCCAGAACCTACCATTTTCATTATGCTTGATATAAAAATCGACCCCGGTAATGCTGTTGCTGGTCTTGACGGGAAATTAGCCATTATTGTCCAAATCTTTTAGTTTATCTCTACTTATTTTTTTTACTTTATTTTCACAATACCTACACCTATATGCCAAACTATCGGGGGACTTTGCCTGTTTATTAAACTCATTATTATTTTTCACTAAATTACAAACCGAGCAAGCCTTATGGTTTTCGGGTAAGCTGGCCTCTGGAACAACGACCTCCATGTATGCATTTTGATAACGAACTATTGCGCATATTGTAGCAAAAGAACATTCGTATTTAGCCGATAATTTGTTTATGATATTTTTCTTCTTTAACATTCTATCATTATTGTATTCGGTTCTAATATCTTTAACCTGTTCATTGGAGAACATTCTGCCTTGTGATATTTTTCCTTTGTGAGAGTCGCGCATTCTTTGGATTGACTCTTCAGAATATTTGAAACCAATGTGTGCTAACCTCATTTTTTCTATCGATTTTGTGGAATGTCTACCGGCCCTACCGCCAGAAGATAAATTATACCCAATACTTTGGTCGTTAGAATTTAACAAACCAATCATACTTTCTTCATGGCTATAAGCTTCATCTTCCGAATCAAAATAATTAATGATTTCATATGTGAAGTTATCTTTGCCATATTTATTGATAGCTTTATGTAAGAACGAATATGAGTTTGATTTTGGTTTAGTGGAAGTGTATATGTGATCTAAGAAACGGGTTTGTTTTCGTCCACCACCTTTTCCAATATATATTTTTCCGTTGATTGTATTAGTTATTTTGTAAACGTAATATTTTTTAACGGTATATTTTTCTTGCATCAAAAGCCCCGTCAGAGTTAATTAAAGATGAAACCGATCCATCATTTAATATATCATAAATATTTTTTTCAGCACCATTAACAGTTGCTTTTGAATATATTAGTCTAACTCCATGTGCATAATCCGAATAATTGATGCTATGACTAACACTATTCACTCCCTGTATTGGTTTACCATGAGCGAACCAACCATATATGGAAACATTACCACGACGAGACAATAGGCTTTTATCAATTATTATATCTTTCTTATGACCTGCAACTAATGTGCCAGGTTCTTTCCCAATCAATTGATTTTTGATTTGTTCATTACTCCACTCGAATCTTGCAGTCCCCTCCATTTCTTCATTATACGGGGGGCCATGAGGAACAGCCTCTAGTTTTATTGCGGCAGATCTATAGATATCATCAACCATTTTTTTTGTTGGAAGAACGCAGCCATATAAATCCGCTATTTTTTGGGCAGTTATCGGGTTCATAGGCATCCTACAATAATCATTATTAGTTCCAATGCTCAAATAATCTGGGGAAACAAAGTAAGTAATTGTATTTGCACCCAAGGAAACATGAACTGGCTGAAAATTTCTTAAAAAATCTGGGACATTGCCTTTTTGAAACTCATGCAGTATATTTGCTTCGCGAGACGAGTGGTCATTTTTCATATTATCATGAAGAAACTTTGAACCTGTAGCCGCATCAGAAGACTTTGCTGGTATATTAGCGAAATCATTAACTTTAATAATTTCTGCAGTATCAATAGTTTGCGTGGTAGTTTCAGATAAAACAGCTGCGGCAACTTTTGAGACATCTGTTATATTTTTGTTATTGAAAATGCTGCTGAAAATATCTAAGATTTTTGAAAATGACATGTATTTTGCCTTGGATTTTTAATTAATTTAACTTGAAAGATATGCATTAACAATATCAGGATATGGATATATGTTAATCTTTGGAGGCGTTATTTATGACTGAACAATTTGAAACAGGCTTAACATTTGCTGAGGGGCTTACATATGATGATATTTTATTAATTCCACAGTATTCAGAAATAGAAAGCCGTTCTAAAATTGATTTATCAGTTCAATTATCTAAAGGAATTAAATTAAAAATACCGATTGTTCCAGCCAATATGAAAACTATAACGTCTTATGATATGGCGGAGGAGATTTTTAATCTTAAAGGAATGGCTGTCGTTCATAGATTTATGCCGATTGAAGATCAAATAGAGTTAGCCACAAAATTAGTTAATCGTAATATTGCTTCAAACCCTCTAGACTACGTCGGATTTTCGGTTGGTGTTAAACCAGAAGATTACGACAATCTTCACAAATTAATTAAAGCAGGAGTTAAAATAATCTGTATTGATATTGCTCATGGTGATTCATTAATGTGCGTTAATATGATTAAATATATTGCTTCAAAGTATCCAAATGTATTTTTGATTGCTGGTAATGTGGCGACTTATGATGGCACCATGAGATTGTTTGAAGCCGGTGCTGATATGGTTAAAGTTGGTATTGGGCCTGGTTGCTTTGCAGCTGGAACAAGGATATTAATGTCTAATGGTTTATATAAAAATATTGAAAATATAATACCTGGCGATTATGTTATTAATAAAAATGGAAAATCAGTTAAAGTATTAGCTTCTTTTCCTACTGGCACAAAAAATGTTGTAAAATTAAAAAATAATTCATTTTATAATGACACTTATGTTACCACGGACCATCAATTTTGGGTTGGGGATTTATCATCGGTGTCAGATAATACTTTATCTTCAAGCGGTTACGCTAAAATTTTAGATCGGAAAAGCAAAACTATTCCGAAGCAATCTAAATATAAATGGAAGCGTATTTCTGATGCTCAAAATGACGTACTGCTTTTCCCCAAAAATATAAATTTCACAATGCCAGAAACTTTTAACTTATCTTTAAATAAAAGAGATGCTGGTAATTGTGTGACTGGATATTTTTATTCAGAAGATGTTCAAATAGTTCCAAATTACGATAGTGGATATTTATTTGGAACATTTTTAGGTAACGGCTGTGCATCCTGCACTGTTACTAAAGGCAGCCATTCCGGAATGGTATCATGGTATTTTGGAAAAGAAGAAATTGATATCGCGAATAAAGTAGTCAAATCTATTAAAAGTATCTTTAATAAAGACGCTATTATCGTGGAGACAAAAAATACAATTGATGTTAAATTTTATTACAAACCTTTAGCGGACTTTTTACTTACATTTGATAAAAAAGAAAACAAACATTTACCTGCAAATTTATTCGTAAATAATAAAAAATATTTAACTGGATTGTATGATGGACTTTTAGATAGTGATGGACACTATGCCACCGACGGGAGAAAAAGTGTAACAAGCACTTCAATTAAAATAATTGAATTATTTAACGTAATTCATTTTATGCTGAACGGGCATTTACCAAATAATACTTTTATCGGCAAGAGAATAGGAGGATTAAAAGGATGTAACATAGATAATATGAATGAGGCATACCTATCGCGCACATTAAAATCTGGTGAAAAAAGATTGACTGATGATTATCAAATAGTTAAAATATTAAAATATGAAGAGTTAAATATGGAAATTCCAGTATATGATATTACTGTTGATTGTTGTACTCATAGTTTTATAGCTAATAATATGATTGTGCACAATTCTCTTTGCACAACTAGAATTGAAACGGGTAATGGAGTTCCTCAATTAACCGCAATTATGCATGCATATTCTGCCAAGGTAGAGTTTGAACATAAAACTAATAAAAAAGCTTTTATCATGGCTGACGGTGGCGTGAAAAATTCTGGAGACTGTGTTAAAGCGCTTTGTTATTCGGACCTTGTTATGGCCGGAAACTTATTCTCTGGCACAGACGAGACGCCTGGAACAATTCTGACCATTGATGGGATGCAATATAAAGAATATGTTGGGAGTTCTACTCATAAAACATCGAGAATAGAAGGGGTTGCTGCATTAGTGCCAACAAAAGGACCTGTACGAAATATTGTTAAAAGGTTATGTGAGGGGCTTCAATCTGGAATGGCGTATCAAGGTGTCAGCAATTTATCTGATTTGAAAATAGAACACAGAATGGCAAGAATAACAAATGCAGGATTAGTAGAGTCTTATCCTCATGACGTTAGGACTAAGTGATGGAAAACGAAGAGGAGCGGAACTACCTTGACTTATTAAAAAACATATTAGAGAATGGCGAGACTCGAAATGACAGGACTGGAATTGGCACTAAATCTATTTTCGGCACAATATTAAGGTTTTCTCTTAAGGAAAACACTATACCATTATTAACCTCAAAGAAAATGCATGTTCGTGGTATTATTGAGGAGCTATTGTTTTTTATTCGAGGAGATACGAATACAAAATTGCTTGAGGAAAAAGGCGTTAATATTTGGAGAGGGAATACAAGCCGCAAATTTTTGGATAGTCGTAATTTATTTCATTACAGCGAAGGTATGATTGGGCCGATGTATGGAGCGCAATGGAGGAATTTTGGCGATGGAAAGACAGTCGGAGAGGATCAATTAAAAAACGCATTGTCATTAATTAAAACGGATCCTGAGAGTCGCAGGATTATTATTAGTGCATACAATCCCAATGTTTCAAAGCTTTGCGTATTGGACCCATGTCATTTTTTCATGCAATTTTACGTCAGCGGGGATGAATTAAGCTGTCAATTTCAAATGCGTAGCGTTGACAGCTTTTTAGGGCTTGGATATAATTTAGTTTGTTATGCCACGTTAACTCATTTAATGGCAAAAGCATCTGGTCTAAAAGCAAATGAATTAATATTTGTTGGCGGCGACACTCATATTTACAACAATCATATAAATCAGGTTAAAGAGCAAATATCTCGTAAGCCATATCCGTTCCCCAAGCTTAATATAAATAAAGATATAGGTTCAATTGAAGATATGGAAGATTTGTCATTTGAAAATTTTAAATTAGACGGATATATTAGCCACCCAGCAATAAAAGGAAATATGGCAATATGATAAAAATAATTGCGGCAGTTTCCATGAACGGCATTATCGGAGTAAAGACAAAAGACAGATCAATGATTCCATGGCATTATAAAGAGGACATGCAGTTTTTCAAAAAAATGACAACTGGACATAATATCATAATGGGGCGACAAACCTGTATTGATATTGGTAAGCCGCTTCCAAACAGAAAAAATATAGTTGTTTCAAATATTCTTGGGCCGACATCATTATTTAATCATATTGTAAAATCAACAGATGAAGCAGTCGCATTATCAGACATAGACAAAGATATTTGGTTCATAGGTGGTGGGTCAATATATAAAGATGCGTTAAAGTTTGCATCTGAAATATACCTCACTATTATTCCAATAACAATAGACGAGACATTGTACGATTCAGTTGTCAGATTTCCATGGGTGAATCCGCTGATTTTCCGACATGAATATTATGAAAAATTATCGGAAAATATGCATGTAATTAAGTTCTCTAAGAGTTAATAATTGGTTGGCATATCGATATATATTGCAGAGGAGACTGCATATAATTGATTGAAACAGTAAGCCAGCTAATAATTCATGATAATAAGCATTGTCAGTATATTACGAACAATATAGTTATATTTAACAAGCTCAAGAGACATTTATCATACAAGGCAGTTGGTGTTGAATATACAGCTGCTTATAAGAATGGGTGGAGTGGCATTACATATTTAATGGATAAACACGGATATTTTTTACTTGGTTTATTAAGCAATGTCAAAGAGTTTTTGGCTGAAAATAAAGATTATCCGACAATTACAGACAATAGAAAAAAAGTAATTACAAATGAAAGTATTGATTTAACAGAAAAATTAAAAAATATAAATATAACTCCAAGAGATTATCAAGAAAAAATAGTTGAGGTATCGTTAAATAATTCAAAGGGTATAGTTAGGGCGTGTACAGGTAGTGGCAAGACCATCTGCACCGCTATGATAACTGCAAAAGTTAATAAGCCTACCATCATATATGTTATTGGGCTAGATTTGCTGCAACAATTTCACGATCTATTTTCCTCTTTATTTGATGAGGAGATTGGGTTTATTGGAAACGGAATATGTAATGTTAGGAGAATAAACATTGCAAGCATATGGACAGTTGGAAGATCATTAAAATTAAATCCAAAGGGCATTGTTGATGAAGAGGATGATTTAGTTGAGAAAGAGCCGAGCCAAGAACAAGCGGCTCAGGTTGTGAATATGTTAAAAATATCTAAGCTACATATTTTTGATGAGAGTCATGTTATTACTACCGACACAATAAAGCACATACTTAACACAATTGATCCTGAGCATATTCTTGGGTTTTCTGGTACGCCTTATCGTGATGACGGAACAGATATGCTTATTACTGGTATTCTTGGAGAAAAAATTATTGATGTTAGTGCATCATTATTAATTAAAAGCGGAGTTCTTGCTCAGCCAATAATTAAGTTTATTTCAGTTCCGCCAATACATATGCAGATGGCGCAATATCAAACAGTATATAAGGCATACATAGTTGATAATGAGGCCAGGAATAATTTAATAATTCAGCAAGCAGAAGAATTGCTTGAAAAGAAATATACTCCACTTATTTTATTTAAACAGATAAAGCATGGGGCACTTTTATTCGAGATGATGAAGGAACGTGGAATTAAATGTGAAATATTAGATGGTAATGATTCGTTAGAAAGAAGGACCGAAGTTAAGAAAATGTTGGAAAATAAAGAGATAAGCTTAATACTGGCCAGCACTATATTTGATATTGGAGTAGACTTACCAGTACTTAATGCTCTAATTTTAGCTGGCGGAGGAAAGAGCAGTATTCGTACATTGCAAAGAATTGGCCGCGTTATTCGTTCATATCCTGGTAAGAAGGTTGCGGCCATTGTTGATTTTTATGATCAAGTTAAGTTTCTAAAAAAGCATGCCGAGTTAAGATATGGTATTTATAAAAACGAAAATGGGTTCAAAATATTTAAGACAAAAGAAATGTATAAGCTTGATAGGCACGCAGAATAAACATCGTGGAACATTGCTGCTATCTAATTAGAAACTCTGTTAATAACAAAGTTTACGTTGGCGTTACTAAAAAGACAATAGATCAGAGATTTGCTGAACATGCAAAAATTTCCAATTTCAAAAATGATAAAAACAAATATGCCATCAATCACGCTATTGCTAAGTATGGCAAGGATAATTTTAATATAATTGAGCTTGAAAAGTTCGGAAGTTCTGATTTAGCTTACGCTGCCGAAGTCAAATATATAAACCAATACCAATCAAATAAAGCTAAATATGGCTATAATGAAACGTCCGGGGGAAAAGCTGGATCGATTTATAAATTATCGCTTAATAAAAAGTTAATTTGCGACGTATTGACAGGTTATTGTGAAGGGTTAAAGGTTAGAGACATGGCTAATAAACATGGTATCTCTTACTATAGAATTTTTGATATCACAAGATTAATATTCTCTAAAGATCATGAAATACCTAAAGAGTTAATTGAGCGCGTAAGATGTAAAAAATACAAGTCAAGCAAAAGAAAAAAAATAAACAAAGATATAGCAATAAATATATTATCTGATTTTTCTACTGGCAAATATTCAATAACAAAATTAGCTAAAATATATAATGTTTCAACTTCTAATATGTTTAGCATAGTTAAGCGGCTTACATTTTCTTACATTGTGATTGATACTAAAATAACAAAAAAGATTAACAAAATTTTAACAAATAAAAGGTTGCGCAAGATGGCGAAGACGATTCAAAATAATGATGATATTGTTGGAAGCTTCTCTGATTACCCAAATGATGCTTATAAGAAGTTTTTTGATAAGTTTTTGGAAACAGATAAATTGGAGATAAAGGCATGGAGACCGATTAATGTATTGGCGTATTTTTGTAATAAATACGAGCAGCATTATAATGAAAAATATAAGTTTAAATTCAATAGCCCTAAACCATCTAATTGTTATGAAATGTTTCAGATTAAAAAGTTAGCATCAATGATAAGCTCGGATCCGGAAATATTAAAATCTTATATTGATTGGGTTTTTAAGACACGTGTAAAGGAAGCTAAACGAAAATTAACATCGATAGCGTTTTTAACAGTAGAAAGCCTGTCGGTCGAATATAAGATGAAATACTTGTTTACAAATAGCCATAAAATTCAATTAAGCAGATCTTTTCCTTTACCAATTGAATATAAATCAATTCTTGATAAGGCCGGATTAAGCATTAATACATACGGGGATCTAGCATTTTTAGTTCAAATGCAAAATCCAGGGGAAAGGGTGTTGGCGGCATTCGAAGAATTAAAAATTATTGGATTTAGTTTTGAAACGTTGAAAAAAGTCATTTGATTAACATGAACTTATAGATTATTCCGTAAACTGGTATAAAAACGACGAATTTCATCGAGAAGATGGTCCTGCTATTGAAACAAAAAACGGAACATATTTTGAATATTGGCTTGATGGAAAACAACTTAATTTTCCGAATAATATTAGATTAACAAAAGACCAAATGGAACTATATATCACTTTCATGTGAGATCTTGAATATGAAAAATGGATTAGAAATAGACGAATACGGAAATAAGTTTTGGTATAAAAACGGCAAATGGCATCGAGAAGATGGTCCTGCTGTTGAACTTAATAACGGAACATATTTTGAATATTGGATTAAACATGAGCGAATAAATTTCCTAATAATATTAGGTTGACCAAAGAACAAATAGAATTATTAGCCGCTTTTATTTGAAATTTTGAATATTAAAAAAAAGGATTAAAAATATATAATGATAGAAAAAAATCAATTTGTTAAGGTATTTTTTAAAAATTCAATATGCGCAGATGGATTTGTGGAACATTGGACAAACCAAAATGCGGTGTTAATATCTATGGATGGTAAATCGCGTTTCATAATTCAAAATGTTTCTGAAGATGTAATAGCCGTTAAAATATTTCTTGATATTATAAAGCCAAAGCCAAAACAACATGTGGAAAAACAACCGGAAACCATTAATCAAGATGATAAATATTTTAAAATAAAATCATTAATTGAACTTAGAAAACTTCAATTAGAACAAGAAAAAAAGATTATATCAGAAAAGTTAAAAGAACACTCTCCAATATATTCCAAACAAATAAAATACCAAAATCCATTTACGGGGTCAAAATAAATGTCGCAAGATTATTTTTCCAGATCAAAAGCATTAAACAATATACCTCAAAGAAAAATACAGGAAAAATTATTAACAATAGAAAACTCAAATGATTCGACAGATACCAAAAATATAAAATCAATAGCCTATAATCGATATGCCGAATCAAATATTCCATTAGAATACTGGGAGCTAAAAATGGAAAGAGATTTTATTGGCGATAAATCATTATTAGCAAAATATGAAGAAGTTGTAAATGATTTGAAATTTGCCTATACTAACGGCACTTCAATTTGTTTTGCCGGCCCACATGGAGTAGGCAAAAGCTTTTCATCAATTTCAATACTTAAAAAAGCTTCACAAAAAGGATTCTCTTGTCAATATTCCGAAATGACAAATATTATATCTGTAATAACACAGGCATCGTCCGAAGAAAAGTTCCTTGCCAAACGAGAGCTGTCAATTGTTGATTTTCTAGTAATTGATGAAGTTGATATCCGCTTCTTCTCTTCTTCGGAAGCTGCAAATGAATTATACGCAAAAAACCTTGAATCAATATTCAGAACCAGAAAACAAAATAAACTACCAACTATTATCTGTACCAATAGCCCAAATATATTAGAGAGTTTTACCGGGGCATTAAAACAAAGCCTTGGAAGCTTATTCTCAAACAGCATGCAAATAGTGCCTGTTTTTGGCGAAGATTTTAGAAAGATCAAGAAAGGTTAATTACTACATGTCATTCTCAACTTTAGATTTACATATTCTTAAAACTCTGATATCAAATAAAAAACATTCGGCTGATTTTGCAAACGAATATGATGCCAAATTATTTGAACCAGATATTTGGAATTTTGCAACACTAATCCTATCTTACATCAAAACATATAAAGATACACCGACTAAACGGGTTATTATTGAAAAACTTGGTAAAACTAATAATAAATTAATTGATTATGTTGAAAATGTTTGGAAAGAAATAGACTCTGTATCTTATGATGATAGGGAATATAAATTCGATCTTGAAAGACTTAAAAAAAGATATGCTGAAAAAGAACTCCTAGAATTAAAAGATAAATTGGCCGGTTTAGAAGTAGGCAGAATAGACGTAAATAAACAATTGGTTGAACTTCAAAAAGTCACACAGAATGTCAAAGCGCTAAATCAAGTAAAATCATATGAGCGCAAAACATTAAAAGACTCTGTCGGTCAATTTAAAGAAGAATATAATGCAAAGATGGATAACCCTACCTTTGACAAAGGGCTTCTTACAGGATACTCTTTTCTTGATCATGCTACAGATGGATTAAGACCAGGAGAGCTTTTATTGATTGGCGCAGAAAGTGGTGGCGGTAAAAGTATGCTGCTAATGAATATGGCAATACAATTATGGATGCAAAATAATACAATAGATATGGAATCGGAATTTACCAAAGGAATCGATGTATTGTATTTTTCATTAGAAATGCCTTTCAAACCAACATTAAATCGTGTCATGTCAAGACTTGCCAATGTTCCATCACAAAAAATTCGAAATGCTAAATTAAATCAAGAGGATATGGGTAGAATAAAAAAAGCCTTAAAATTTATTAAAAACTACCCTAATCAATTTGAAATCATTGATATTCCTCGTGGCGCAACAATGGAAGCAATGGAACAAATGTTTGAAGATGCAAAATCTCAATTTAATCCAAAGGTTGTGGTCATAGATTATCTCGGTCTAATGGATTATGATGGTGGAAAAGATATGGATGATTGGCTGAAACTTGGAAAAATTGCCGAGAAAATCCATGAGTTTGCCCGCGTTCATAATATTATTGTCTTAAGCGCCGTACAATTAAATAGAATAAAGGCGGGTAAAGAATCTGAAGATGCCGTTGGTATGCATAGAATCGGTAGATCGGCCCTTGTGATTATGAACGCGAATATTGCTTTACAATTAATAAAACATAACAAGAATGAAGATCTCCATTCTTGCATGGAGTACGCTATTATTAAGAATAGAGATGGCATGCTCGGTAAAGGCAGGTTAATAAAAAATCTAAAATGCGCAACTCTAATTGATGAAAGATATGAGCCTGACACAAGCACGTATGATTTATATAGTATAGATGATATTTCTGAAAAGCTTGAAAAATTAGAATAATGAATGGAAGTAAAAGCACAGAAAATTGTTTTAAGCATTTCCTTAAGAGAGCGAAAAATAAATTTGGAAACAAATTTGATTATTCAAAATCTATTTATATTAACGCTAAAACGAAAATATTAATTATTTGCCCAATTCATGGAGAATTTTATCAACTTCCATTAAACCATTTAGTAGGACACGGATGCAAAGAATGTGGCAAAGAGGCCGGCGCAAAAAAAATAACATTAACCGGAAATATCTTTTTTAAAAGGGCAGGGAAAATACATAATAATAAATATTCTTATCTTAAATCTGTATATGTTGATTATACTACCGCGTTAACAATAACATGTCTAATGCACGGAGATTTTTCACAGTCTCCGTCAAACCATTTGATTGGGCATGGCTGCGTGGAATGTTCTAAAAAAAACTCTGCACGAAAACGATCAAAACCAATAGCTGCCTTTATTATTGAAGCATTAAAAAAACATAATGGGTATGACTACTCGAAATCAATTTACGTGAATAGAAGCGCGCCCATATTAATTATTTGTCCAGTGCATGGCGAGTTTTGGCAAATTCCAGCAAATCACTTAAATGGTGCTGGTTGTCCAAAATGTAGTAGAAGCTCCGCAAATAAGAAAAAATCTAAATATTATAAAAATTTTAAAGCGTTAGCGAATATAGTTTACAATTTCAAGTATAGTTACTTAAGCGAATATGTGAATCGAAGCACTAAAGTATTAGTATTATGCAAAGATCATGGAAAATTTTGGCAAGCGCCCATAGTACATTTAAAAGGATTTGGGTGCCCAGGTTGTCGCAAAGAACTTCGAGCAGAAAAAAGATCACTATCAGTACATGAATTCACAATTAAATCACAAAAAACATTTAATGGCCAATGCGATTATTCATTAGTTAATTTTAAAAAAATGGACGACTTAATAACCATCACATGTTTAACTCATGGCAAGTTTAAGCAGAAAGCGAAACATCATTTAATAACCGGATGTCCAAGATGCAGAAAGCATGAGGTTATCAATTCTACAATTCCGGCTAGAAAGTATAAGTTTATTAAAAATTCTGTTAAATATCATGGAAATAAATATACTTATCTTGATCTTGATTTTAAAAACCTAAACTGTGCGGTGAATATAGGCTGTAAAACGCACGGGCCGTTCTCCGTGATTCCGCACCATCATTTAGGCGGATATGGTTGTCCAAAATGCAAGGCGGAAACTAGATATAAACGCAACGCAATTTTTTTTAAAGAAAAAGCAGGATCGTCTCATAATAATTTTTACGATTATTCGCCGGTAATTTCAATAAAATCTTTTAATGATATAATACGCATATTGTGCCCTAAACATAATTTGATTAAAGTTAAAGCGTTTTCACATATGAATGGTTCTAGATGTAGGCAATGCGCATATGAGACGGAACGCTTAACATTAGATCAATTTAATCAAAAGGCTTACTTAATTCACAGGGGTAAATATATATATGATTTAGTTAAATTCTGTATTGTTATGGATAAAATTAAAATAATTTGTCCACGCCACAATGTTTTCACACAAACCGTAGCCTCCCATTTAAGAGGTAGTGGGTGCCCTAATTGTTCTAAATTAGTTTCACGAGGAGAGTCTGAATGGTTAGATCATCTTAAAATACCCTCTGAATTTAGAAACAACAAATTGACAATAAATGGCAGATCGTTCTTTCCGGACGGATATGATACTATTAACAATATAATATACGAATATAACGGAGATTATTGGCACGGAAACCCAAATATATATCCTCCGGACGGTATAAACAAGTTAAATAAAATAAAATTCTCTCAATTGTACGAAGAAACCGTTGAAAAAGAAAATTTCTTAAAAAGCATTGGATTAAAAGTCATTTCAATATGGGAAAGTGATTGGGTTAAATATAAGGAAACGTTATGCAAAACAAAGAAGTTGTAGGGTCTGCCGTTAGAGTTGAATACATCGAAAAAGAAGATAGGCTATATTTGGTTTTTGAAATAACTAACGAAAAATATAAACAATCTATTAAAAAAGATTGGACTCGTGATATAGAATTTAAAGTAGTTGACAAACAATTAATTTTAGAGATATAAAATGCCTACATACGCTCATATTTGCACTGACGATTCATGTAATAACGAATGGGAAGACTTTTACAGCACTACCAAGGAGCCACCGACCACATGCCCAAAATGCAGCAAAGAGACCGCTAAGAGGGTTATCTGTGGCACTAACCGGGGTACTGTTGAGCTATACGGGCAAGACTTGCTTAATAAAATTAAGGGTGACGCAAAGCAATTACAGGCTGACGCATCAAGATCCGAAAAATTATATTCAAATTTATTGGGCGAAGGACAATATGAGAAATT